TAAAATGATACAGCCAAATTTTACAGAAAAAATAGATTGCCCATGTAAGAACGGAGGTAATGCATTTAGAGATTCATTCGATAAGATTGAAGTTTCTTTATGCAGTACCTGCGGGTTAATGACCACTTCTCAATATCAAGAAGATTCAGAACATGTTGAGCAAATTAAAGCATTATGTCCTCCAGAGATGATGTTTATTAGCATCTTAGACGAAAATGGATTTAGATGGTTTCCTTCCGTAATACCATTCTCTAAAAAGGGTGTAATATATGCAGAGCCTCGTGGCAAAGAAGATTTTAAATGGATGGTAGCTCCTGTAGTTAAAGTTGCAGAAGCAGAGGGGCATTTATATATGAATCCTGAAACTAATAAACCATATGAAAATAGAATTGCAAACGAGAAAGCTATTGTATTTGATAAGAACGATTTTTTAAAAGCATTAGAGATGTCTGATATTGAAGAATCAAAATTATTATTACAAAGAATTAATACATTATTTAACAACTAATAATATGACTCCTCAAGAATTTACAATATGGCTAAAAGGTTTCTTAGATGCTATAACTCAAATTGAAAATCATCATATAACAAAGATTAAAGATACTTTAAAGAATATAGTAGAACCAAAAACTATTACTCCTAACGTATCTAATGAAAAATTAGTTCCGTGGAGTACTATATGTAGTTGTAATCCTAACAATGGTGGTAGTGGTATTTGTGGATGTATTATGGGTAGTAAATTAGTACCAAGAGACAGTAAATCTAATATCTACACTACCACAACTGATAACATACCTTTTAACTGGCAATATAAAGAAACAGATAAACAACTTCTTCATGATTAAATTAAAAGACTTAATAAAAGAATCTAATAACGTGCATGAATATGGCTGCGTTATGCTTTACTTTAACTTTCCTGAGATAAATAAAATACATGATATGATTAATACTGATGATGTGTACACAGAAGAAGATGATAATAGTTATGGTTTAGAAACAGAGCCTCATACAACGTTACTATATGGACTTCACCCAGAAGTAACTCTTAATAATATTAAAGAAGTTTTAAGTAAGTTTACATATTCTCCGTGCACCGTATATAATCCGTCATTATTTAATAATGAAAAGTATGACGTGTTAAAGTTTGATGTCAAAGGAGATAATCTTCATAAAACTAATGAAGCTTTAAAGGAATATCCTTATACTTCTAACTTTCCTAAATATCATCCACATTTAACAATTGGATATCTTAATCCGGGTACAGGACAAAAGTATATTGATCAACTTAATAAAGTAATTCCTAAAGACGGATATCAATTAGTACCGCAACATGCAGTATATTCAATGCCAAACGGCATGAAGCATAAATTAAAAATTAACGTAGATGCAAATTAATATAACATACGGAATAACAGTTTGTGACGAAAGCGAAGAATTAAACAATCTTCTTACACATCTTATTCCTTTAATAGATAATGAAGATGAAGTTATAGTTCTTAGAGATATATCTAATACAAATAATTTAGTAACTAAAGTAATAGAAGCTCATACGGAACGATTTCCTAATCGTATACGAACAATTGAACAATACCTTAATAAAGACTTTGCTGCATTTAAAAACACACTTATTGAGCATGCAAATGGTAATTACTTATTTCAAATTGATGCGGATGAGTTACCTAATGAGTTTTTAATCGAGAATATAAAAGCAGTTATTAATATTAACAAAGAAGTAGATTGTTTTTATGTTCCGCGTGTAAATAAAGTTTTGGGCATTACCGAAGAACATATAACTAAATGGCGCTGGAGCATAGATAACTATAACAGAATAAATTATCCAGACCCACAAATGCGTTTATTCAAATTAGATAAAGAAATAAAGTGGAAAAATAAAGTTCATGAAGTCTTGGATAATTACAAAATAACCACTATATTACCTTATGAGGAAGATGAAGATTTCTGTCTGTATCATATTAAAACAATAAGTAAACAAGAAGCACAAAATAAGTTATATGAATCTTTATAAAGATGGATTTGTATACAATTCAAATAATAAATTATATGCTCTTGTACATCAATACGACAGAATACAAGAATTGAATAAATCGATAAATAATCGATATAATTAATGTAATAAATAACGACAATAAAATAATAATTACAAGATGTATAAAAATAATCTACAAGAACTAGAAGTTCAAAGAAATTTAAATAGTAAAATACAAAGATATCATGTTATAAATTATTTAATTGATAAATATAAGTTAATCAATTATCTTGAAATAGGTGTATTTAAAGGAGAAAATATTAGAGAAGTAAAGGCATTATATAAAAACGGAGTTGACCCAGGAATAGAAGGATATGTAGTACCTGAAGTAGATTATCCCATGACATCTGATGCATTTTTTGATTTGATTAAAGACTCTGAAGATATTAAATATGATCTTATTTTTATAGATGGATTACATGAATATTCTCAAGTAAAAAAAGACATTGAAAATTCATTAAGACACCTTCAGCCAAATGGATTTATTGTAATGCACGACTGTAATCCTGTTAGCTATGATGCACAATTACCAAATAGGGAAACAGTAGCATGGAATGGAGATACATGGAAAGCATTTGTAGAGTTTAAGAAAAATAATCCAGAATTTGAATGTTATGTTATTGATACTGATTTCGGTGTTGGGGTTATAAAAAATAATAATACTACATTTAATTCTCTACCTCTTTTAGATTTAGATTATCAAACATTTGATTTAAATAGAAAACAATATTTAAACTTAATTACTTGGGATGAATTTAAAACTAAAATATAATGATAAAAATAAAATATAATACTCAACAATTTCCCTTTTCAGAAAAATTAGGTAAAATATTTAGTATAGATAATCTATCTTCTATAAATGATAATGTAGAAATCTTTAGCAGAGAAAAAGATCAAAGTACAAAATGGCATCAATTATATTATACCTGGTCGCGAACAGAAGAATTTATTCAATTATATGATAAATTTATCTTGGAAGTAATTAAACCTCTTTACGATGAAGATATTGTATATCAAGCAATTCCTACATTTCGAGTAGCATATCCTAATAATATTGCTGTTGGAGAATTTCATAAAGATAAATTTTATAGAGATATAAATTGGGCAATGGAGGTAGATGAAGATAATTTTTATTTACCATTAACAGATGCATATGATACAAATACTATTTGGGTTGAGTCTGAAGAAGATAGGGGAGATTTTTCTCCTATGAATTGTAATTATGGAGAATTAATTCAATGGGATGGTAGTAATTTAATGCATGGTAATAAAATTAATAAAACTGGTAAAACTAGAATTAGTGTAGATTTTAGAGTGATAAAATATTCTAACTATAAACCCAGTAATCATGGTTCTATTAATACAAAAACTAAATTTCAGTTAAATGAATACTATAAAACAACTTATAAATAAATCTGTTTATGGTACTATAGGATATATTTCATCTCAAAATGATATAGAAATACTAGAACAATATATTCTGTATAACTTAAACGTATTAAAAGAATATAAACAGTTAATAGTTGCAACTAATTATTCCGATATATCTTTAATTGAAAATAATAAACAAATATGGATTAAGTATTTTACTGATTGTATATTACTTGATTCAAAAATAAATAGAGGACATAACTTCGGTACGGCGGATTTAGATGATATGTTATTTGATTATTGTAAAGAAAATAATATAGAATGGTTATGTAAATCTGCAAATGACGTAATTATACAAGAATCAATTTTAAACAAAAAGATTGAAGATGCGGACTTTTACTATATAAATGGTATTGGTTATGGAGGAATGATTAAATATAATTTTAATTTTGAGAATATTATTAAAGAAGATTTTTATCCTCAAACTAATTTTTATTTTATTAATGTATCTAAATGTGATTATTTAAATGATAAACAGCATATTGATGAAATTTATACTAAAGTACATACCATAGCTGAATACAGCGGCAATGCATGTGAATACGGATTTAAAAGTTGCGAACATCTTTTGAAAGAATGTACAAAAAGAAATAATCTTCATAAATATCATTTGATATCTAAAGAAAAATATATTATATTATTAAATGTAGTTAAAGAATATAATATTCATGATTGTAGTCACAAAAATATAATGATAGAGAGTATCTGTCACTTTCAACATCCAGAACGACAAATAATAGAAATATAATAAAATTTACTATATGTCTATACAAGAAAAAAAATTAAAATATTTAATAACAGGTCATACAGGATTTATTGGAAAATCTTTATTAGAAAGATTAGAAGGTGATATTTTTACTATAGGTCGAGAATGGCAATATGATCTTACGATACCTGAAAAAATTAAATTATTCAGGCCTGATTATATTATACATTGTGCTGCTGAAATTAAAGATTCATCTAAAACATTTGAATCTAATATTTTAATGACTAATTGGCTATTAGAAAATACATTAAATATAAATTATAAAGCATTTGTTAATATTGGGTCTTCATCAGAGTATGGAAGTACAAATTTACCTATGTCAGAAAAAGATCTCTTAAAACCTAGAACAATGTATGAAGCCACTAAAGGAGCATCTACATTATTATGTCAAGGATATGCTAATGAATACAATAAGCCCATCGTAACGGTTAGACCATTTAGCGTTTATGGTATTCATGAGCCTGAAAGAAGATTAATACCTACTTTATTTAGAAATTTTAAAACTAATACTATTTCGCAAATAAGTTTAGGAGTTCATGATTTTATTTATATAGATGATTTTATAGATGGCGTTTTATCCGTGCTATATTCTGAAGAAGAGTTAATTAAAGGTGATATAGTACATTTTGGTAGTGGTATACAATATTCAAATTTAGAAGTTTTTAACATAATTAAAAGTATTTTTAATTCAAATTTGGAATATAGAAAAATAAATAATATATTTAATATCTATGATAGCTTAAATTGGGTAGCCGATATAACATATGCTAAATCAAAATATAAGTTTAACCCTAAATATACTTTAGAGACCGGATTAAAAGAAATTTATGAAAGAAAATATAAATAAACTAAATAATAGAATATTAGAAATAAGTATTAAACATAAACTATCTCATTTAGGAAGTTGTTTTACATCATTACCTATAATTTATGAAATCTATACTAAAAAGAAATCAACGGATAAATTTGTATTATCTAATGGTCATGCTGGATTAGCTTTATATGTAGTATTAGAACATTTTTATGGTGTTAATGCAGAATATTTGCTTGAAACGCACGGTATTCACCCTGAAAGAGATTTAGAAAACTATATAGATGTTTCTACAGGCAGTTTAGGCTTAGGAATTACTATAGCAACGGGAATGGCTTTATCTAATCCAAATATAGACATATATTGTCTCATTTCAGATGGAGAAAGTGCAGAGGGAAGTATTTGGGAAGCATTAAGATTTATAGAAGAAAATAATATAACTAATATTAAAATATATGCTAATATAAATGGATGGGCAGCATATAAATCAGTCGACTCTGATAAATTATCTCAACGATTAAAATTATTTTTACCTGAGATTAATATACATTATACCGATGTAAATGAAGTTATTCAATTTGAAACTTCTTTAGCAGCACATTATACCATGGCTAATAATAATATGAAAATAAAATAAAAATGATAGTAGAATTAAAATTAATTAACGGAGAAATTAAAAATTTAGATATTTCGCCAACACACATTCAAAGCCATTTTAATAATGTACAAAATTGTACCGGGCCTATTTTAAGTCAAATTAATAATAATTATTATGATCGGTTCATAACGCCCGATGATAAAATTATTATCGACTTAGGAGCAAATATTGGATTAGTTTCTATGCATTTAGCTCCTTATGCTAACAAAATTATTTCTGTGGAACCCACTCCTAATCATTTCAGTATATTAGAGTATTTTACAACAGACAGTCCAAATATCTATAGACTTCGCGGTGCGGTTTCGGATAAAAGAGAAACTACGTCTTTTTATTTATTAAGCGATACAACCGAGAACTCATTAATGCCCTTTTTTAATAATAAAGTAGGTACTGAAGTTCAAGTTGAAACTTATACTTTAAAAGATATTATTGATTTATATAATTTAGATATTGTTGATTTTGTAAAAATCGATATTGAAGGTTCTGAAGTAAAATTTTTATCTAAAGATAATATAGACACTTTAAACAAATATGTTAAAAAATTCTTTGTAGAATTTCATAACGTCAATAACAAAACATATAGCGAACATAGAGATTACTATCAAAATATTTTTAGACAAGATGGCTGGAATACCGAAATAATTAATCATGATGTTTTATATTGTTTTAAATCAATTAAAAAATAAACATGAAAACAGTATTTTACATTATAATAGGTGACTCACATTACCATGGGTGTCGCACAGATGAATTCATTAAATCCTTTAAAACCTTCCACCCAGACATTGATTTAGTTATCTTCGGCCAGAAAGAAATTAATGAAACTTTTGCTTCAAATCCAAAACTTAATTTTTATAATTCTAAACCAACGTTTGCTAAAAAATTATATAATGATTATGATTTAGTAGTAAATATTGATGCTGATCATTTAGTTTTTGGCAGAATGGATGAAATATTATTGGGGGATTATGATGTTGCAATACCTACTAATTTTAATACTTGGTTAAATTGCGGGATAGGAACTAATACATTTGCGAATACATGTGGTGTCTTTTCCTCAAATACTCTTATACCATATGAAAAATATATTCAGGGTGGATTAATAGCTAGCACATCTAAACTCTTTTGGGACCAATATGAATATGCTAGTCTAAACTATTCAGATTTATTTGGTAACAAGGAAAACGATGTACTTAATTTATTATGTCATATGCTCCCATACAAAGTAAAAGTATTAGAAGGACATTTTGAATATACCCACCCAGATTTTAATTGTTATTATGGATGTGCATCTTTAGGTAGAGAAAACCAAATAGTAGTAAATAATAACCAACTAGAATTAGATGGAAAACCTGTAAAAGCATATCATTTTGCTAGGGGAGGTGTTAATAAACTACATCCAAATGATTTGTTTTCACAAGAAGTTGTTGATTTTATATATAAAAATATAGTAATATGAGAAAAACATTTGTAAATTATTTAGAATCAAAAATAGAACAAGATTCTTCTATTGTATTAATAACAGCAGATTTAGGTTATGGTTTATTTGATAATATTAAAAAAAAATATCCAAATAATTTCATAAACTGCGGCGCATCGGAACAATTAATGATAGGTTTATGTATAGGGGCTGCTTATGAAGGTAAAAAGCCTGTAGCATATTCAATTACTCCTTTTTTAATATATAGGCCTTTTGAATTAATAAGAAATTATATAAATAAAGAAACCCTAAATATAAAACTAATAGGATCGGGTAGGAATAAAGATTATTCTCATGATGGATTTAGCCATTGGGCTGAAGAAGATAAAGATGTAATGTTAAATTCTTTTAAAAATATTAAATCATATTGGCCAGAAATGAATAATATTAATCAAACATTAGATGATGCATTTAATTATAACGGCCCCTCTTATATAAATTTAAAAAGATAAAATTATGTTAGAAAATTACAAAAAACACGAAAATGGTGTAATTGAACAAATTGTAAAGGAACCATTTGATTACAATTTTGATTATTCAAACAATTATAATAAATTAGGAGAGATCGGTACTAGAATGGCACATCTTAGACTAGGCCATTTAATTGGCTCATTAGGATTTGTACCTGATTCAGTTATGGATATTGGTTATGGTAATGGAGATTTTTTAAAAGTATGTCAAAATATTATTCCAAATTGTTATGCTAGCGATATATCAGAATATCCTGCACCTGATGGCTGTAAATTCATTGACAATCCGAATTCTATTAATGTTGATGTTGTTACGTTTTATGATGTATTAGAACATTATCACAATATATATGATATAAAAGATATTAAAGCAAAATATCTAGTAATATCAGTTCCTGATTGTCATTATTTTAATGATGATTGGTTTAAAAATTGGAAACATAGAAAACCAAATGAACATGTATTTCACTTTAATAAAACATCATTAGTTAACTTTATGAGAGAAATTAGATATGATTTAATTAATATATCTAATATTGAAGATACTATTAGAAAAAATAATTTAGATTATTCAAACATTATAACTGGAGTATTTAAAAAAGTATAAAATGAAAGTAGCTTTCTGCACGCATGTATCCGATGATTGGTATTATACAGTCGGGGCTCATAAATTGGAACAATCTTTAAAATATTTTCATCCAGAAATTGATTTTTATTGTTTTGGAGATGTACAATTAAAAGAATTATTTTCTATACATTCAAATGTAAATTGGAACACTATACATCCATTTGTTTCATATCAATTAATTGATCAATATGATATGGTAGTTCATTTTGATGCAGATTCGATGGTTGTTGGAAAATTAGATGAATTACTTGATGAATCTAATTTAAATTATGATATAATCGGCGTAAGAAACAATAATGATTTTAATCGAGCAGGAAAAGATAATTACATAACTAATCCAGGTCTAGATCCTCAAAAATATCTTAATGCCGGATTAGTAGCTATTACTAATAAAGTTTTTGTTGAAGATTGGATGATGAAAAATATTGAATTTGGAAATCAAATGCCTTTTCAAGAACAAACAATTTTAAATATTATAGCAGATAATTGGAAAACAAAAATTTTAGATCCATTAGAATCAGATGTTTATTATGGAACTTCAAATTTATATGGCACTGATACACATTGGGATAGTTGGAAAGATATTAAATTAAAAGAAAATATGTTAATACTTAATAATAAAAAAGTTAAAATATTACATCATGCCGGTGGGCATAATACAATAAATAAGTTAGATTTTAATTTATTTAATAATGAAGTAAAACAATATTTAATCAATATTTATGAAAATAATAATTAATCAACCGTTTGGAATAGGAGATATTTTATTTCTATCTCCTTTAATAGAACAATTAGATATTGAAGAAGCCGTATGGCCCGTTGTTGATCATTATTACTGGATAAAAGATTATATAAAAATAAATAATTTAACATTTATTAAAGAATCTGAATTTACTCCTATAAATTATCAAGGATATATAGAAGTACCTTTACAACATGCTCATTTTTTAGTACCGCATGCGGAAGATTGTATGAAAGCTAAATATATGTTATTAGATGCAGATCTTGAATTGTGGAGAAATATTAGTTTTGTTAGAAACAAAGAAAAAGAAGAGCAATTAAAACAATATCTTAATATCTCTCCAACCGATAGATTTATATATGTTAATAATAATTTCGCAGGTCCAGAATATAGTTATAAAGTAGATATTAAACTACAAACTAATTTAAGAATAATTTATCAGGAATATCTAGAAGGATTTACCTTATTAGATTGGTGCGGAGTATTAGAACAAGCAGAAGAGATACATACTGTAGTTACATCTTTACATTTCGTAATTGAATCTTTGAAATTAAAAAATGTATCGCTACATTTATATCCAAGAAGACCGTTAGAAGAGAATTTTCAGCACGTTAAATCATTAATAGATAATAAATGGATTTGTCATGAATAAAATAAAAGTTTTTTTAAGGCATTGGAATGGAGCTACTAGCAGAAAACAAAATGTTAGGCCTGATTGGTTTTTATATAAAAAATGTTATCAATCTGTTAAAAATGCAAATATAGATTTAGTTATATTACTAGACGGTACAAAGGAAAATCATCATTTTCAATTTGATGATAATGACAAAGTAATTGAATATATAGGTGGTAGCGATGCTGCTAGTTTTAAATTTTGTCTTGATACTATCAAAGATTCTAATTTAAAAGATGATGATATTGTTTATATAATTGAAGATGATTATATGCATCAACCTAATTGGGAAGTGATATTAAAAGAAGCATTTGATAATTTTAATGTTGATTATGTTACTTTATATGATCATCCGGATAAATATTTTTTACCCATGTATGAAGGATTGCAATCAAAAATTTTACATACTACGTCATGCCATTGGAGAACTACTCCATCTACATGTAATACATATGCCGGTAAATGGAGTACATTTAAAAGGCATTGGGATATTCATATGAAATATTGTAGTCCAGAACATACTCATGATGGATATGATCATACAAAATTTATAGATTTATGGAATCAAGGCTCTAATTTAATATCATCTATACCTGGTTATTCAACTCATTGTGAGATGAATTTTTTATCACCTTTAATAGATTGGAGTAAAATATGATAAGCGTAATTATACCAACATACAAAACACCTCAAGCATTAGATATTTGTTTAAAATCTGCAATTAAAGGTCAACAAAATAAAAATCAAATCATCGTCGTAGTTGATGGATTTTATGATATTAATAAAGATGTATTAGATAAGTATAAAGATGATATTGAAATACTTAATTTAGAAGAAAATGTAGGAACAGTACGAGCTACTAATTTAGGAGTTTATAATGCAGTACATGATAAAATATTTATCGTTAATGATGATAATGTATTTCCATTAGAATGGGATATACGTTTAGAAAAAGCATACCAGCCTAATTCAGTATTAACTCCTAATCAAATAGAACCTAATCCTAGTATATTTAAACAATTTATACATGAAAATTTAGGTCCTGTAGATACATTTGATATTGATTTATTTTGGGAAAAAGAAAAGTTATATTCTGGAAATTTAACAGATGATAATGGTTCTACATTCCCGTTCCTTATTAATAAGTATGATTATTTAAAGATAGGAGGAATACCAGAAGATTATCCTTCTCCATCTGGATTCGTAGCTGATTGGGATTTCTTTTTAAAATGTAAATTATCTGGCATGAAAATGTTAAGAACATATAATTGTCATTTTTATCATTTTGTTTCTTTAAGTGCTAAAACTCCAGAACAAATTAATCAAGCAAGACAATATGAAGCTGATTGCCATGAATATGCTAAATACAAATGGGGTACATACATAAAGCATAATCCGGAGAATAATGATAAGTATCTATGAGCAAATACTTAACAATATGCTCCAAATTGTTAATAAAACAAAAGAAGAACTTTTAACAAATAAGGATTTTTATTTTAAGAACAAAATTTCAGAAGAAGA